GGGACGATGGTCTTGGAAAATTACCAATTGGATCTCGAGCTATTTAGGAAACATGTTTATCGCAGTAAGAGACTTAAACCATATTATTCCCAGTATCAGAATGATATGCTCACTGAGATGGCAGATCCTAATGTTAAAGATGCGCTTTTAGCTCAAGGCTATGATATTGAGGATGCACCCCGCTCCGTTTATCGAGTATCAAAGCTTTTTGAAGCGCTATCACACTATGCGCCTGGAAAGAACCCGAGCCTCAAAATTGACGACAACGTCGCTGCGGGTATAGCGCTCGCGTATAAGTGTTTCGCTCGTAAGAATAATCTAAGTTATCTGAAAATCTTACCAATGTCGGCTGAAACTGTAGTTAGAGTGACCTCTAATCCTAGTGGTTCACCTGGACTAACTAACTACGGATGTACGAAAGCAGAGTCGATGACAAGAGCGTTAGAGCGTGGTTTGCAGATCTTATCTGGTGAGAAGCAACCAGAACCATGTTTGGCGTTTAAGCGAACACAGTTCAACGATAAAACTAGATTAGTCTGGGGATACCCTTATTCTATGACGGTTATCGAGGGTCTAGTTGCTAAACCACTCCTGGATAAGTTCAAAGGAGGCAATACTCCCATGGCATTTGCCATGACCACTGGTGCTTTGGGAACAAAGCTCAGGGTAGCTTCGTATCATCGAGAGTGGGCATATTCTTTAGATATGTCACAATTCGATGCTACTATAAGTTCGAGTTTAATACACATTGCGTTTAAAATCATTCGTACATGGTTTGACATGGATGCAGTGGAACCCGTTAGTGGTAAGACGGTCAAGAGTGTCTTTGACATTATTGAGAAGTATTTTATACATACCACGATAGTCATGCCTGATGGTAATATTTACTATGGGAAAGATCATGGAGTGCCGAGTGGATCATATTTCACTCAAATGGTTGATTCTATTGTGAATACTATCATTGGTGGAACAATTTCAGCTCGATTTGCTTTAAATGTTGATAGACATGAAATTTTTGTACTTGGCGATGATTTACTTATGTGGTCGAATCGCAGGATTGATCTCGATAAGATAGCGAAGTATGCCAATCAGATATTTGGAGTCAAACTACATGGTAAAGAGAAGTCTGAGATTTATCACTATGATGATGTGGTTCATTATCTTGGTCGTGACTGGGCTAATGGAATGCCAACATTAAGTGAAGAAGAAGTGATCAAGAGAATGGTATTTCCTGAGTCATTCCGTAGGTATGATAAGGATCCCAAACTTAGAACACGACAACTTCATATGATGTTGCTTGCTTATGCGGCAACGTATAGGTCAGCATGGAGGATTGCGTACAGGATATTAGACCCAAGCGATGCTAATTATCATCGTGGTTGTGCTAATACGGATGTTAACACGTATATGTACGACGGTCGTAAGGTTGAATTGCAACCAGAATTTATGTCAGGTTTGCAACGATACCTTTTCCGTTTTCGAGAGTCGGAC